TGGCATACTACAATTAAATTTTTTTTTATATAAATAATGTCGAATTTCAGGATGGTCACTAATATTTTTATAAGGATGATACATTAAACCATAACTAACATTATTAAACCTCCAATTATTACGAAAATATATATTTTTAAATTCTGCTGGATTTTCTATTTTTAATTTATTATTATGAGCAATAGTATTGAAAAAAAATTCATGATATAATAATGTTTTATTTTTTTTTACAAATTCATGAATAATGTTTAATAATTTTCTTGATACTCTACATGCACACATCATACTTTGAAACCATGGCTTTTCTATTTTATTTTCTGCATATTTCCAATGCTCCCATTTTTCTATTTTTTTTTCTGGCATATGTGATGCACATAATAAATCAGCATCTGGATATTTATTATTTATTGATTCAAATATGTCATGTGATGTTACCAAAACATCATCTTCTATTAAATAAATATAATCATAGCTTGTATCTTCAATGCAAAAATGATATAATGCTTTATCCCATGCACATGGTCTTTTTTCATTTTGTAATGTATATGCTAAAATACAATTAATAAATCCTTTTCTTTTACATTTTTTATTGCTATATTGAATTACATTAACTTGCAGATTTGATGCATCATATGCATTATCGTCAATTGATATATATGTATCGCAATTATTATTATTATTATTATTATTATTATTTAATTCTTGTGCAAAATTAATTAATTCTTTTTTTGGCGTTCTCGTTAAAAATACAATTGCTACTTTCATTTTATAATATTATATTTTATTTTATTAAAGGTTTATTTTTGTCATTAATTACTGCACCTAAAAACATATTATTTGTATTTATATTATTTATATTATCTATCTTATTTATATTATTTATTATATTCCATCCTGATATATCTTGAATAAAACTAATAGCATTATGAAACATATAACTCATATTTTTTATATTTTTTATATCCCAATTAGATATATCTTGATTGAATTTTTTAGTATGACTAAACATTTCACTTATATCTTCAATTGTGTCTAATAACATATCTGGCACTTTTGTTAAATTAATACATCTTTTAAATGATACTTTATTTAATTTTGCAGAACCATAACTATTTAATTCTGTTAAATAAAAACATTCAAAAAATGCTAAACAACTATAATCAATATAAGTTATATTATCACCATATATAGTAATTTTATATTCGCCTTTATTTTTATATGTATATTTTAATTCTGTTTCTTCTTTATTATTTTCATAAATGATTCTATGATTTGAACCATCAATTGGAATTCTTATTGTTTGATTATCATATTCTATATTATATGTCATAATAATTGGATTATCGCAAAAATGATATATGAATCTATACAATTCTTTTTCTATTAACATACCATTTAATTCATTCTTTATAGCCTCCATATATGTTTATTTTATATTTATTCATGATATTCCGCCACTTAAAAATTCAATATTTTTATAAATATTTTTCATATATTTTAAATCTTCTCTAAAATTTTTTCGTGTATTCACTGTTTTTCCATATGAATATTCGATTGCTTTTGTAATATCTTGTGTATTTGGATAAACTGTATATAATTTATAATTTGTGAATTTAATATTTTGATCTATTTTTTCAAAATTATTAATTAAATATCCATTATCATCATTTATTAATTCATTCATTGGTGCATGATTCATAGTAATAACAAATGTATTAAAATATCTTGCTTCATTGATATAATGCCCGAATCCTTCTTTTGCACTTATACAAATTGCAACTGATGCCGTATGACATAAATTTTTATATTCATCAAATGAAATTAATTCTTTATAAAATGTAATATTATTCAATTGTATTATTTTTTTATTTTCATTTAATTCAGTTGGATATTCATATTTTAGATAATTTTTAAAATCATCAATCATATAATTAAAACATCTTCCCCAACATGTAATTATTAATTTTATATTTTCATTTAAATGTTTATAATATTTATTTTCTATCCAATTTTTTATAACATAAGCAACATTCTTAAATTGTGATGAACCTGCAAACATAATATATAAATTTTTGTCTTTTACAATATTTTTACTTTTAATTTTTAGTTCTTTTGGTATATAAGTAGAGAATTTTGTATATAAAATTTTATAATCAAAATTATTGTCTTTTTTTATATTTTCAAAAAATTCAACACTTATTTTTGTTTTACATAATATCAATGATATATCTTTTAATAGATAACATTGTTTTTGATTTTTAAATAATTCATGATTTGGTAAAAATATTTTATTTATTTTATTTTTTATATTATATATTTTTTCTATAAATAATACATTATTTGTTTCTATTTTTTGTATATCTTCATCTTTTTCTATTTTTATTATTATTGTTTTTACATTATTTTTTTCAAATATATATTTACATAATAAAGCATCATTCATTAATCCTATTGTATTTTCTATTATAATTGACAACATAATATATATGAATAAAATTATATCTTGTGATTATATATGAATTCAAAATGGTCGGCAGAAGAAAAAAATAAACTTATAAAATTATATTCAAATAAAAAAACTTTTGCAGAAATTGGTAAAATTCTTAATAGAAGCGCAAATGCTATTAAATTAAGAATTGAAACTATTATATACACAAATTTAGAAAAAGGAAAAAAGCCGAAAGACATTGCTAAATCTTTAAATATTGATATTGACACTTTGAAACAACATTATTATTCACATAAAAGTTTTAAACAAAATCGCAACGAAAAAGTTATCGATATTAATTTTGATAATATTCATAATAATAAAAATAATAAAAATAAAAATAATTTAGAACAAGAAAATATAATTTTAGAAGAAATATTAAAAAATTATAAAATGAAAAAAGAAATTAAAAAATTATATAAAGAAAATAAACTTGATAAAACTCATAAACTTATTTATGAAAAATTATTTATGTAATATTGTGTGTTTTATCGCTATCTAAAATTGCTTTTTTTGCAAATTCATTTTTTACAAGTATCTCAACATCTTTTTGTTCATATTTTTCTTGTGTTTGATTTTCATTTGATTCATAATCATCATATTGCGCATTAATTTCACCTTCGTATGCTAACATTCCATTATTTGCATTAATTATATTTTTTAGTGTGTTATTGTCTATTTCTCTTTCACTATCCTCAAACATTTTATCCCCATATAATTCTCGTTCATTTGGATTCATGGTCATCATATATTTACAATAATTATCTATTATTGCTTTTTCATTATCTGGTTCAAAATAAATTTCATCACCCATATAATTAGTAGCAGTTAGCATTTTTGTTGCGTCATTGTTCATATTATTTACTTCAAATTGTTTTGGTAATTTTTTAATATTTTGTGGTACATCAATATTTTGTTTATATAGTGGAAATAAAACTATAAGAACCGCAACAAAAAATAAAAAAATAATAAGTGCTTTCGCAATATCGTTCATATAGTTAATGTATAGATTAAATTATTTTTATACTTAATTTTATATATATTATATTTAATTACATTCTATAATACTATAATAATTTTATTAATTATAAATTTTAATACATTCTTATTAGACATAATTTATTATTATTTTGCTTATTATGATATTTTAATCTATTTGCAATTCATCATCATCATCATTATAATCAATAATTGATTTTTTTGTAACTTCTTTAGATTTTTTAATTTCGATATTTGATTTCTTTATGACTGGTTTTTTAGATTTTATAATAATTTCATCTTCTGTATCTTCAATACTATCTATAATTTTATTATCTATATATTTGCCAAATAATATATCGATTGATTTATCTTTTTTGATTTTATATAATTTGTCATCAACCAGATAATATTGCTTTCGCCCATCTCTTATTATTTCTGGTTTATTTGTATTATCTGTTTTTATGTCATTATATCCAATAATTTTTGTTTCTTTTACTAATTTTATTTCATTTTCAGATAATTTGAAATACTTATATACTTCATCGTCAGTCCATTCTTTATTTAATGGAACTAATGGTATCCATTTACATGTATTTGCAGATAAATTATGTGACATTTTTCTTAAACTTAACATAAAATTTGGTAATTTACATTTCATATAACTTAATAATGATTTTGCTTCATTTTCATTAGATATTTTAAATGATATATAACTTCCAGAATGCACCTCATTATTAGTTCCAATAAAAAGATTACCAAAACCGCTACACCCCCCAAATGATGCTTTCGGAGTAATTATTTTATAAAAATTATAATCTTTTTTTATAAATTGTTTATCAATATATTTAATATATCCTTTTTGTTGAGATACATAACATTTAATTAATTTATTATTCTCTGTTAAATTTTTATCATTAGATTCAATGCCAAAACATCTACCAATATATAATTTATTAAGTTTATCATTATCTAATAATTTATTAACTATATTATAATATTTACTATCAAGAATAATATCAAAATTATTTAATTTTATCATTGAACCATTATAATTACACAATCCATCATATTTATCATGTATCAAGAAATAATTTACTCCTCCTTTTATATCAACTGTGTTACCAAATATTTTACATGCATCGTCGTAATGTTTTATGTATATTATATCAGTTCTATTTATCATCATTGCTCTAAATTTATCTAATCCTTTACCCCCTGAAAACCATCTTGATGGCACAATAAAAGATATTAAATTACATTTATTTATATAATATTCAATAAATTCATTGTATAATGGCATTGAAACATTATGAATCTTTACTTCTTTATTATATGGGGGATTTCCTATAACAATATTAAATTTCTTAATTTTAAATTCTTTATAAATATCTATCTCTAATGCATCACCCTCATATAGATTTAACTTATATTCATTATTAAGATTAAATATTTGTCTCACAACAAAACAATTTTTTTTATTTAATTCTCCCATGTATAATTGTTTTTCAATTATATGTTTTTTTCTTTGTTTTTCATCCGGTATCTTATTTTTTAATCCTTCATATAATTTATAATAAATCGCTATCGGATAATTCCCCATTCCTGCAGCAGGGTCGTAAAATGTTAAAGTTTCATCCTCCCAAATATTTTTATTATATTTTGTCATCCAATAATCTTCTATATCTTTTAACATTTTATCATTTATAAAATTCATTGGCGTGAATACTTCTCCAAATGTTCTTTTTTCAACTGTTTTAGGTTTTAAACATTCATTAATTAATTCTAAAAGTTCTTTAGGTCTATCCAACAAACTTTGTATTGACATCTTAAATTGTATAGAGATATTAAATGTGTTAGAACTTTTATTAAAATATTTTTTTATAATATCTTTTATTATATTTATTAGTCCATTTTTATTCCACCATATTAGACACATATCATCAAATATCTCTAATAGTTCTTTATTATTTTTAATATCATTTAACATTATTATAAAATCATTATTTTTGTTTTCAATTGTTAGAATACATGATAATGGTATTACATATGGTAATACATCTTTTTGAAATGATATTTTTGGTTCTTCCTCTTCGTCTTTTTCATCTTCCTCTTTTTCTTCTTTATTATCTGAATTTTTAGAACTTTCACTATCTTTTTTTATTTTTTCTTTTCCATCGGGTATATTTTGTATTTCATCATCAATATCTTTAATCTCTATTTTTGTATTAATTTTATCTCCTTTAATTGAATTAATAAAAGATGCATTTAATAATTTTTGCGTATGATTATCAAATTCAATATAATCATCATCAATCCTTTTAAGTAATGATTTGAAACTATTAATTGGATCTCCTTTCCATATATTCATTAGTTTCTTTACAATATATTCACTATTAATTTTTTTATGATCCATCATATCAACATCAATATTTATTAAATGATGGTTAATTAAATATTTTATTTTATCTTCAATACTCATATCATTTTTATAAACTGTATGATTTATACATGTTTGTATAACTCTACTAATATTCAAATCAACAACAAATCCCATTTTCTTATTTTCTCCTTCTGTCATACATCTATACATTTGTTGCATTACTTTGTCTGCAGATAACGTATTATTTAATAACATTACAATATCACAATTATTTATAGTAATACCTAAAGTAAGCATATTACCTGCTAATAAAATTAATCCCATTTTACCTTCTGATTTTGTGATTATTTCATATTTAGTGATTTCTTCTTTAATGTCTTTTGCTAAGTCTTCATTTTTACGATTTATACATAGAACATTATAATTTTTAAGAATTCTATCTTCCATCATTAAAGATTTTAAATTTTTTGATATATCATTTATATTATCAGATGGTAGAAACCATATTTGAGTAAATGACGTTCTTTTACATAAATTATTAATTCTCGTAAAAATTGATTTATCACCTGTTTTATAATCTTGTTCTTTTTCAGAACCTGTAATATATCTTAAAATAAATTTTACTTCTTTTTTGTAATTAAATTGTTTATCTTTATTCAAACTAAAAAGAGTATCAAAACTAAATCCATAACAAGAACCCATAATATTTTCTTTAATTATTTCATATCTTGGTGAATCAAACATATTAGTTATTAAATATAAATCTGGCATTTTTAAATAAACTTTAAAAATATCATTTATTGTTTGATCATTTTTATTTTTATAATTTATAATGTCTTTTATAAGGGGTCCATGTTTTTCACTCAATTTATTTATATTTGTATTATCTGTTATTATGCTTTTACAAATTTGTTCATCCTCAATATCCCAATACATCTGGCATTCAGTTGGAATATTCCATTCTTGTAAAGGTTTGTTATATGTTGCTGTCAGATAAATTTTAATTGTTTTGTCTGTTGAATATGATCTTAAAATTGCTTTTGATAATTCTGTTGTGCCTGTATAATGATTTTCATCAAATACAATTATATCTAATTTTAAATTTTTTATTTTCATTATAGTTTTATCTATTTTAGTTGTATTAATATATTTTTGTAATAGTTGTTTAGACATAATAAATATATTATTTTTATCTAATATAATTGAACTAATATCTTTTGTTCCTTCAATATTATGAATTTTAAATGGCATAAAATCTCTAAATTTATTAAATAAATCATCCGTAAATTGTGGCACGGTTTCTGTTGGCGCTGGTGTAATAATAAGAACATTTATTTTTTGTTTAATTTCGTATTGTTTAATTATTATTCCTCCTGTCATATATGTTTTACCACTTCTACATTTACAACCCCATAAGAAACTTTTATTACCTTCATCAATTAATGATATTGTTTTTTGTGTGATTAATTCTTGATGAAATCTTAAAATTAAATTTTCTTTTTCTCCTAAAAATAATTCATCATAATTAATGTAATTAATTTTTTCTAATTTTTGTTTAACAATTTCTGTTTTAAATTTTACAAAATATATATTCAAATTTGATTTATCAATTATTTTATCTTCTGTTATATAATCTGTTATATAATTACTTGATTTATTCGCATTTAATACTTTATCCAAAACTGTTTTTTTATCTGGAACAAGTAAATATATTTCAAAATTTTTATAGATATGTTTATTTTTATTTATCATTGCTATAATATTTTGTATATCATAATAATCAACTGATTTTTGTTTTTTAATTTCTTCTTGTGTTTTTGGATATTTTGAACTAATAAAAATATATTTATTATTGATATTATCATACAAAGTAATATCTGAACAACCACTCGCATTACTACTAAAAATTTTTTCATTTAAATATTCATTATAACTTTCTAATTTTTTTAATTTGCCATTATTAACATTTCCTATCATATGAGAAAATTTTACGTTAGAAAATAAATCACAAAAACCAAATTTAATAATAATATCTCCTATTCTTTCAAAAATATTTCCTTTAATTCCTTGTGTTTCACATGTATCTAATATTTCATCAATATTATTATATTTAATCATGTTATCAATAAAAATACTAATATTCATTTTAGTAAAATCCATTTGAGTAATTAATATATTATATATATAATTCCAAATGTAGTAATATCAATTTTTTTAATATAACTTTATAATTATATATAATAATACATTATACATAATTATTAATTGTCACAAAAAGAAAAAAATTATCTCATTTTTTTCTTTGCTAATATAATATTTTATGATATTATAAATTCTCATTCGCCATGATTTATTAATATTTTGCGAATTATGAAATTTTTATGAAATCTTAATAGATGTAATTTATGCGTTTGTTTAATTTAATCTGTATATATTAGCAAAAAAATATTATAAAATGTAATAATATTTTTGCGTATATCATATAATATAAGCAAAAATATTGTTTAATCTAATTATATAATGGATTTTGAAACATTTATAAAAAGTTTTGTAAATTTGCTATTATATTTTATAAATTTCATTAGACGTGATTTATTATTTTGCTAATTATAAAATTTTATTATT